AAGTTGCGCCGATAGTTCCTGAGCGCGTCTAGACCCTGCTTCACCTTCGGCACATTAAACCAGCACTTCGGGAGAATGCGTCTGACGCTCTGGATTCCATCTGCAACTGACAAGCGCGGAGCAACCGTTATTTGTAGCCCTGCCTCTTGCAGCATTTCCTTTCTGCTGCGTCCTGTCCCCAATTCTCGCACTTCTACGTCATGAGGCAAGATGTGTTCGGCTGTATGCCACTTATTCTCTTTGAGCCAGTTCACATACCAATCCAGCCCTTGGCCGTGGTTTTCCACGAAATCCATCACCCGGTACTCTTGTCCGGCCACCTGAACCACCCAGATCGCGGTGGTGTCAGACATACCCAAGTCCCAAGCGGTGAATGTCCGGGTCAGATCGTCCCGGTCAATGTTCGTGAGCCTTCCCTTCTCCTCCAGGTCGTTGATTAAGGCCCCGTAGTAAGAACCCTCAACAGCGGCATGGAAGGAGCATTCAAACTCCTGGTTGTACTTGTCCTGCCCCATCTCCCGCTTGGCGGCGTTGAGTTCGCTTTGGGAGATCAGGTTGGTCTGTGAGGCTCTGAACTCCAGTAAGCCCCAGTCTTCCTCTTCCTCGGCCTGGTCTCTCAGGTCTTTGAAGTGGTTTGATCCCTTAGGAGTTCCGAGGAACAGCGCCCAGCCCAGTCGGTCAGACAGCGCAGGACGAACAATGTCAGTCCAGATTCGCGGGTCTTGGTCGGCAATCTCGTCAATGATGACGCCATCGAAGTATTGGCCTCGGAGGGAGTCTGGATTGTCCGATCCGTAGAGCTGGATTCTGCGCCCCCAGAAGTCCGTTCGCAGTTCCGAGATGTTCGGAGTCGCGCCCAGAGGTTCGGTGTACTTCAGCAGATAGTCCCAGGCCACCCGCTTTGCCTGACCATAAGTAGGGGCGATGTAAGCATACCGGGGAGCTTCCTTACGGTTCTCCACCGCATCCCGAATGATGTGGTTCAGAGCGGCAACCGTCTTCCCCATCCGTCGGTGAGCCACCACCACCCCAAAGCGGTGATCCCGCATCATCTGATGGATGGCGAGTTGTGGCTCTCGAGGAGAGTACGGGATTACGATTTCTCGTTTGCCCATGAGATCACCATCTCCAGCGGGTTGCCGTTTGCCCCCGTCACCTCGAGTCGGTCATTCTCCCGCCATTGGGCGCGGGTCTTGAGCCAGAAGATCGCTGCCGTTGTGTTTCCGTTCTTGGCTTGCTGATACAGAGTTTGAGCCACAGAAGCATTGGCCTCAATCCGGCCCTCGTCCAGTTCTTTCCTGTAATGCTTGCGAAGGGTGTCGTCTGTGATTTCTAGCTTGGCAGCGATGTCCTCGTGCCTAGTGCCTACCGCGCTAAGCATCTTTACGACCTTTCGGTTTTCATCATTTGGCTTATGGGCTACGCCTTGCCCTGAAGTCTTATGCATTTTGTAATCCCGAAGGTTCCGTAAGTTCGCTATAGGTTTTGCCTGTTGACTCTAGTGTTGCTTGCTTGCCTGTGAAGTCCTGCCAGCGCTTGATGATGACATCGACGAACCTTGGATCAAACTCCATGATGAAGGCTTGAGCGCCATGTTTTTCTGCTGCAATCAATGTCGAACCAGATCCACCAAAGAAGTCAGCAACTGTTTTGACCGACAAGTTGAAACGTTTCAATATCCATTCCATCAGCGCCACCGGCTTCTGGGTTGGATGAACGCGATTCGTTTTTTCTGACGCAAGCGTGAACTGCCGAACAACGCTGCGGAAATTTGCCCAGGCCAGTTCGCAGTCTGTTTGATCTGATTGCCCATTGTTCTTGTCCCACACCAGCCAACATTCGCTGTCGGGCAAGACTGAACAGTAGTAATTTGCTCCCCACCAGATCTGCTTTGCATCTGGCCACATGCCGTAAATCAAACGAAAAGCATCCTTGGCAACATCTGGCGTGTCATCGCCAAGAATGTCTTGCTTATAGTTCTTTTTCAAAACTGACGATTTGCTGACTGCATTCATTCCATAAGGCGGGTCGGTGTGGATGCAATCAGGAGTTGCGCCATTCATGAGGCGCTCAACATCGGAAAGCGCCGTGCTGTTTCCACACATGAGTCGGTGCTTGCCAAGAATCCAAACATCCCCAGGCTTGGTGACTGGCTCCTCTGGAACTTCCGGCGTTGCGTCCTCGTCCGTCAGCCCTTCTGTCGGTTCTATCTTGTTCAGCAGGGCGTCGATCTCGTCTGCATCAAATCCTAGGCTTTCCAGGTTTACCCCACCATCCAGAAGCTCACTTAGCTCCAGGCTTAGAAGTTCGGCCTCCCACCCTGAGTTAAGGGCGATCCTGTTGTCTGCCAGGATGTAGGCTTTCCTCTGGGTCTCGGTGAGATGCTCCAGACGGATGCAGGGGACTTCCTTGAGGCCCAGCTTCCTTGCCGCAGCCAGTCTCCCATGCCCCGCTATAACCCCGTTGTCCTTGTCGATCAGGACAGGGTTGTTGAACCCAAACTCTTTTATGCTTCCGGCGATCTGGGCGATCTGCTCGTCGCTGTGGGTTCTTGCGTTCCGTGCGTAGGGGATCAGCACGGAGATGTCGATCTTTTCGATGTTCAATCCGACTCCTTTCGGGCCATCGGGGTAAAAAAGTTTACGGTTGCGTAAGAAATCTTACCATTTAACCTTATTCGCCCAGTACGCTGCGCTCATCTTTCCCTTTTGGATGTTCTCGGCGTGTCTGGCCTTGAAGGATTCCCTGCGCCTTTTGTCAGCTTCTGACTCACCTTCTCTCTTTGGGGAGCCGCTTACGCCTTGCTGACCGAATCGAATGAGCTTGACCTCATCCCCACTCTTTGCCAGGACTGCGTGGCTTTTTGTGGGGTGGTTTGGCGTTCGCTTGGGCTGGTTATAGCCCTGGAACTGCTCCTTGCCGCGCTTAATCATTTCTTTGCCGTCTTAGCAGCAGCCTTGAAAGCAGCAGCAGTCGGCGCTCCCTTTGTTCCGGGCTTTCTCATCCGCTCAGGAGTCTTGCCTGCGGCCTTCTGGCGCTCGATGCGCTCACGCTTGGCGTGGATTGCTGCATAGAGTCCGGGTGATCCTGGCTTTTTCATTTCTTTTTCCCCATTCTGCGACTTTCGGATAACGCGATCGCAAGGGCTTGCTTAGGATTGGTGACCTTGCTACCAGAACTGCTTTTTAGCTTTCCAGCCTTGTATTCGTTGTATACTTTGGAAATCTTTTTCTCTTGCTTTGTTGGAGACTTCATGTCAGACCTTCCAGAAGTTTGGAAACCAGTTCCGGGTTATGAGCAGTTCTACGAGATTAGCAATCACGGAAGACTAGCATCATTTGCTAGAGGTGAACGCCGCATAAGAAAACTTAACAGTCGAACACAGTACCTGAGTGCGTCCCTCAAGTCGCTTGACGGAAAGAGTCAAAAGACCATCTACATCCACAGGACTGTTGCCAAACTTTTTCTCGGCCCGAGGCCAGAGGACTGTGTGATTAGACATCTAGATGGCAATCGTTACAACAATCAGGTGAGCAATCTTGCCTATGGGACAGTCAAGCAGAATCACGAAGACTTAATCAAACACGGAACCCATAGACACGAGAACAATGGAAGGGCGCTTCTTTCTGAGCGATGTGTGAAAGCAATCAAGTTCTTGCACTCTAGCGGCCTTGTCGATGCGGTTGCTCTTTCAAAGGCTTTCGAGGTTCACGAGGCGACCATCAGAGCAATCATCAAAGGCAGGAACTGGAAAGACGTTTAGTCGTATTCCTCCTCGCCTTCTTCTCCGCTTTCGTCTTCATACTCGCCCTTTCGTGCGTTGTACTTTGCCATTTGAAGCATCTGCTTGCGCTTCTGAGTCATCTTGGTGATCGGGCCACCCGTGAGCCATGCGCTACAGGTTCGGTCTGCCGCACACTTGAACTCGAACAGTTCACAGTAACCTAAGTCAGCCGCCTCGACAACCTCGGGAGCATAGGTCTCATCGTCGGATTCTTCTTTCTGAATCCCTCCGGTGATACAACCCATCATCTCTGGCGTTTGAATGAAAGCAGCGCAGTTCCCGCACCTCATCGTCTGAGCGATCTCGGGAGTGGTGTTCCATTCCTCTGCCCTCTTGTCCCAGAAATCACCCGGATTTTCGGGATTTGCAGGCCCGTAGCCGTACTCCTCGAAGGCGTGGTTACGGTTCTTGAGGTTGACC